ACAGACTCTGCAGGGATCAAAATTCCTTGGACTTTTAATCTTCCTAATAGGCATTATTCAATATTGTGATCTTTCAAAATTGCTTTTGCAAACTTAATCTTCTCGTAGCAATCATCTTTGATTGTACGTGAAAGTTGCGTTAGGTTACGTTCCGAAATATCTGAAATCCTGATTAAATCCAAGGTTCGGCCCATGGCTTTGACCATTACAGCTTCTATCAGAATTGAAATATTGAGAGAATCATCTTCATTAAGAAAATTTAACTCTTTCTTTTCGTGCCTTTCATCATTGCTATAAACCATTGAAATTTCTCCTCGAATCTGGACTTAAATAAAATTTGTGAGCTACTAGAGTGTAGTATCTCTATATATACGCGAATTTATTATACTTTTTGAACTAATTTTATACTTATCTACTAGGTTATTTCTGAATGGAAAAACCAATTGCTTGGAGACGACTTGTTAAGACAGACATATCCTCTGAACTATAATTTACAATTCCTACTGATTTTAACCCATTGTGTATCTGATCCATTGTTATCTTCTTATTGGGCCAATCTTTTAGAAATCGTTCTGCCAAGGAATTCACGTCCACAGCAAAAGATGCATTTTTAACTACTTTAATCTTCGTTGGACTACCTCGTTTAGAAAGTGCCATGTTAGCCTCTTATTTTTAATTTTAACTTACAATTGGAGAAACATACGTAGGATAATACCCTGGATATTGTGGATAATTATAATGATTGCATCCACAGACATGACCATAACAAATAGGTCTTGCCTCAAGTGCTATTACCTTTGCTTTTAATTCTAATAATTCTTTCTCAAGCTCTACTTTCTTCATTTTCTTAGGCTCCTCTTTTTTAATTGCATTTTGACAATCTGAACATCTCTGATCCAAGCATCCACTAAACCACATAAAGGGCTTTTTGCAAACTGCACAATCTATTGGATATAAACCCATACCTTATCCTCTCTCTTTTATGACTTTAAAAATTCTCTAATTGTTCCCAAATCTACTGCCAATCCAAGTCCAGCTGCTCCAAAAGATCCAAATAACGAGGTAGATCTAGTTAAAATTCCAATGAGGTGTCCTCTACGATCCACAACCGCACCACCTGAGTTGCCTGGAAGAGCTGTCGCGTCTACCACTATGAAGGTAGCTTTTTCACTTTTATGTTTCAAATTAATCTGACTAACAATACCTTTCGTTAGAATATCTACAAGTCCTAACGGATTTCCAATAATCCAGCAATCCTCACCACGTTCAACTTTATGAGCAAATTTAACTGGTTTACCTGACAAAGGAGTATAAAGAAGCAATAAATCAGCTTGAGCATCCATTTTGACAACTACTGCCCTTGCTGCTGTATCTTCTCGCTTAATCCAAATCTCCTTTAATTGAATTCCTTCCTCTGCTGGAAAATCTACACAATGAGCTGCAGATAAAATTATATTCTTCTTAATATAAACTCCGCTACATGTTCCCCATCCCGTTTTATTGTCTTCATCTCTATGAATTTTCATCTTAATTAAAACTGTAGAAGGCTCCATTTTCTTTGAAATATTAACGGCACAGGCAGGTAATACTAGGAAAACAGATAGAAGGGAAACCATTATTTTTTTCATAAAGATCCTTTTATATCATCAATTGTATAACAACGGAAGGGGAAACTATTTACTACTTTTCTTTTTATCTAAATATTCTAAATATTCTAAATTATCTTTTGGTAGATACTCTTTACAAGGACAGTGGGCAACAAATATAGTATTCCAACCTTCTTGGTCAATGCAACCAGGCTGCTCTGCTAAATGTGCATGATTGCAGTTTCTGCATCGTTTAATATCAATTATTGGATTAAATGTAATATTGCTACTGAGACCACCCGTATTTGTTGTATAAATCCCAGGAGATATATTACCAGTATGAGTATGACTTGGATAACTAGTCCAAACAGTACTTGTACTAGTTGAATTAGAACTTGTTATGCTACCATTATACCCAAAGACTTGATCCATTAAACTCATTTCTTAGCCTCACTTTTCTTTAAACATCTTCTTGTCATTCCGTTGGCTGTCTTTTTTCTATGATCTTCAACTGTTAAAGGTTGCATATTAGTATAATGAACAGCTTGTTTAAATTGTTCTTTATCAGAAAGATCAAATTCCCATAATTCTTTAATATGATCTAATTCCCAAACTTCTCCCCAATTATCCCATGTCATACCGTCATGGAACTGAGCAGCTATGCAATCTTTTAAAAAGGGAATAGTACAACCTAAATCTCTTACTGCTGATCCTGTCTTTTGGCCACTTTTTATGGCACTATTAATTCTAAATCTAAGATATGAAGCTAATTTAAAATTTATATTTTCCTTCCTTCTTCTAACCTGACTAGCATTAATTTTTTCTCTATTATTTTGTTCATATACCTTTTTCTGTTCTAAAATAACGTCTCTGTTTGCATCATAAAATTGTTTCTTTTTTAATTTGAGTTTTTCTTTATTTCTACTTCTGTATTCCTTTCTCTGTTCTCTAATTATATCCTTATCTCTCTTTCTTTCCTGACTGCATCCAATACAACCACCACTAGGATATCTTCCAACAACAGCTATTTCGTGACCTCGTTTACAAAATAACTTTTTTGGTTTTTCCCCTTTATTATATTTTCTTCTTCTCTCGTTTGTGCATTCACGACAATGCCCATCTGTAGTTCTACCTGTTATATCTTTGTCATGACCTTTAGGACAAAACTGTTGTTTAGGTCTCATTTTTAGCCAATCTCAGGAGCACCTAAATCACTAGCCCCGCCAACTTCACCCTGTCCTCCGACATCTGGAGTGCCTTCCTGACCCTCTGGCAAGACTCCTTCACCTTCTGTCCCAGGTTCTTGAGGCTCTGTAGGCTCGATTGGCTCAGTAGGGCCACCACCCATATCCCCTCCCCCACCTCCACCCATACCTTCTCCGCTGGGCCTCGAAATCTGAGCTGGTAAACGATTATCCTTGGAACCCTTATCAAATATCGTTCCACGTTCCGCTTCCAACTGCTTACGTTCAGTCTCGTAATCCAAGTTAGGATACTTACTAAATAGCGTCTTAGTTGAAATAAGGCCCTCTTTATGGAATTCAGCAAACTGTTCCTGCTCTCTTTCCTGGGCATCAATATCCAAAGACTTATACCAGGAGATTTGAGGCAAAATAAGTTGCTTCTCACCAGTATCAGGATCAACTGTATAAAATTCATTCTTTTCAGCGATAGGTCTGAAGAATTTATTAATCATCCAGTCTTCAAATTTATCACGTACAGCTTTATATTGCATAACAAGGGCTTGCAATGCCATTGTTTTACTATTGCCAAAGTTTGGACCTTCACCCAAGATGATATTCTTATTTACACCAAGTCCGACTAGCAGCTGATCTTGAATATAGTCATACTCAGCATTAAGAGGAAACTGCTTTCCCATAACTGACAAAGGCTCATAATGAACAATAGGAGGTGCAATAATTGTAAAAGGAGGGCTTTGAATAGACTGATTAATAAGCTGCTTCCAATTATTTAAGTCATTTGCCGAAGGCATCGTATTAGAAGCTAAATCGCCAATGGTCCATAATTCTTTTGGAAATACATAATTCTTAGCATAAGCTGATTGAGCAAGACGAATCCAGTCCTGCAAAATAAGAGCTTTAAAGCATGATTGAATCCTGGAGGTTCCACGAGTTGCAGAAGGATCTGTAATACGAGCAATCTGAGAGACACACTCTTCATCCAATTTAATATTTCTATGCTCCAATACGGCATTAACAAGCTCTGGAGAAGTTTTCTTAAGCTCATCAACTCTCTCTTGGTCTTCAGGTCTCGTAGAAGAAACAAGAGATTTAATCTCCTCAGTAGGAACCATCTCAAACGTTTTCTTACCAGATAGCATATCTGTTTTAATTTCTACAAGCTCAGGCTCCAACAAAATAAAATTATGCCAACGAAAGAGTTTCTTACCTGCTTTATTAGGTGTTTCATCTTGAGCCAAGTTACCAAATGGAATAGCCTCACCAAATTTTTCCCTAGATAACGAGGCTTGGAGAATAAAGTCAAAGAGATTGAAATCTCCATTAGAAGACATTTCCTCATAAAATTTCTTAACGGTGGGATCAGCAACAACTAAATCAAATTTGGAAAATGGGTACAATGAATGCATCATTGTAATCTGTTGAATATATGGTTCAAGGTTAAAGAAAATACGAATCCACTTCAAAATTTCTTGACGAGATTTAGGTAAAACCCACGAATCACTTGTTAGCTCAGGTGAGTAGAAAAATGATTGCGTCTGCGTTACAGCATACTCTCCTGTAGCTGTTTTATCAATGGAAGCGGATTTTTCCATCCCTAATGTAAATGGAGTACTCCCATCTTTTAGCATGACACCTTTCTTCTCAATACTTTTTGATTTATTTTTTGAACCCTTTATTCGAGCCATAAATTAACTCCTAGAATTTTCTTCGTCCAAATCTTTTCGTTTAAATTCATCTTTCGCTAACATATTCTTCTTTACCTGCTCAATTCCCTTAGCATATTCAGCCAAATCATTTGCATATTTTTCCAATACCACTTTATCCTGTTTATCTATATGGAAAGTAGACCCCACATTATATAGAGCGTCTGCTATATACATTAGATATTTATGTGCTTCGTCAAGAGTTTGAATGGGTCTCATAATATTCTGATAACCTTTCCAATGTAGCTAAATTATCCATTTTAAAATCCGTACAAACATGATAGACACCTAAGCATAAACTATCCCCATATTGACAAGGATGAGTTTTGCCAAGATTCCAATGAGAGGTTTTTGCATGGCCACATTTGCACCTTGGCTGAGGCTTGCGTCTTTTCATATTTTCTCTAATACAAGTCTACCATAATAACTTGTTATTTCCAACCTGTATTTATCCATTGTTATCTTCTACTCTAGTTTCCCATTAAGACAATAATTCAGACCATCTAAATAACTGTAAATTTCTTCAGTATGTAACCACTTAACATTCTTTTCAATTTTCTTAATGAATGCTTTAGTAATTTTAATCTCTTCTTTTAACTGTTTTTCGGAAATCATGTTAATCTGTCCCGTAAGAATTTTCCAGCGTTCGGATCACCATTTTGACCTGGCATTGGAGTGTTGCTGCCACTGGTGTTGATCGGACCTGATATACCCATAGCAATGTTCCTCAAAGTAGTAGGAACCTTACCTGCATATGATTTCTCTTGATCTGCACACCAAACAGCAAGTACATCAGCAGAAACATGGTCATCATGCCCTGCAGAAGCATCTACGAAAATTTTATCATTGATACCTACTGAGGAACGATGCCTCTCCAAAAGCCCCCATTGGTCAAATCCCTCTTTAAAGAATTTATTTTTCTTAATTTTTTCTAAATTTGGGTATTGAACTCTTCCACTATCAAGTTCAAAAACGAATTGATCTACCATAGCGTTTTTGTAATTCTTCTTTGTAATAGGCTCAGTAGCTCCAAAAGTAACTCCTGCTATTGGGATTCCTTCTTTTTTAAACATCTCAACAATACCAATGGCAATATTTGAATAATCAGCAAGACCCATGATACATTGGAATGTTCCCTCAATGGGATGAATCAAATCTCTAATTTCCTGCATTTGAGTAACTACGTCACCCTGCCACATATACTTCGCTATAATGTCTTTGGTATTATCCTGATTTTTTCTTAAAATTGTAAGAACAGTCCAGTCTAAATCTTTCTGCCCAGGCATTAAAGTTCCAGATGCTGTATCAAGACCAAAGTAATATTTCTCTGTCATTTCGGGACGGCCTTTTTCTAAAATACTAAAAAGACCAGAGGCAAGTTTTTTTTGCTGATCCCCTGATAGAACGAGGTTAATATCCTCCATCCATATCATAGCATATTGAGTATTCCATTCAATTTCAGAATACCCTTCTACGGAGTCATAATGGAGAGAAGGATCATTTGGAAAAAGTTTCTCTTTTACACTCTTTGGCATCAAGTCTACAATACGTTTGGGATAGTCTTTCCCCTCATAACGAATTGATCCCTGCAGCCAATAAATATCACACTCTTCCCAAGACTTCTTTAAAACTTTATAGCGGGTGCCGTTATCATTACAACTATGCCAAAAATTATTTTTATAAAGAGAAATCCCAATCTTAATAGTTTTAGCCACACTAAAACTACCAAGCATTGGGACTAATTTTTCCTTTACTACGAAATCACTAGTTCGATGCGCCTCATCAAGAACTAGCACATGAAAGTGCTCAGACTCCTGTGTAGCTGTTGGAGAAGCTGACAATGCCTTTATAGTTGATCCATTTTTAAATTGAATAAACGAATTAGAAGTATGATTCCAATCTATCTGATCATGCACCTTAGAGGAAGGAGAAAGAATGCGACCAATAATATCTTCTTTAACTAAACGTTTTGAAGTATCTGCTTTAGGTCCAAATACACCTACACGAAAGCCTGGATTATCTAGACACATTTTAACAATGGCAATAGCTACAGAATATGTTTTACCAGAACCACGACTTGCAAGGATACCAATATAAGGCAAACTTAAATCACATACGGAATCTAGAATTTGCACCTGATTGTCATATAAATAAATGCCCAAGTTAAGCAATGCCCAATAACTAGGATT